CTACATCTCCGAGAGGGAGTTTTTTCATGGAGTAGTCATCATTGTTCCACAACCAATCGCGTTGTCCTGCTAGCTGACCAAGACCTTCAAGACCTACCTCATAAAGAACTTCGGACGGTTGCATCGTATGCGGATCTTCGGAAAACTCCATCTTCCGCGCACGACCGAAATCAATGATAAACACCTTGCCGCGGGAGTAGGTTCCTGCAACAGTGCTGCTTGCAAATTGTCCGATATCGTCTGAAATCATGACGTTATGGGTATGTGAATCGCCCTGGCTGTATCCATAATCCACTGCGAGAACATAGAACGCATATCGAGCATGAGCTACCGCTGACGCCTTTTCTTGAAGGGATACAGCTGGATCTGCCAGGATATCCCCGAGCGTCCGGTAACGTTCAGCCGACTGCATCATTGTAACACCAAGTTCCGTTGCTCCCGCTTTGACTGCTGCGCTTACGTGGGCATCGAGTCCTGGGAACTGCTTTACCAATTCAATACCATCACTTGTCTCAAGAGGTCGCAGCAATGGCTCGCGGAACAGCACTGGGGGTATAATGGGTTCGCCAGCCAAGAACTTGGAGTCGTACAGGTCGTACTGGATATGTGACTCTTTGCGGAATCCATCGACGGTATCCGTCCTCTTCGGTAGTTTCAACCCCTTTTCGCTGAATATAGAAAACTCAGTGGATACGTTTGACAAAAAGCCGATCTTGAAGATGAAATGGCGTACCTCCTGAAAACATGGGCGAGCCAACACGTTCGGAGGAGCCTTCATAGACTTGGGATCACATGCGATATTGTCGGGGTCCTTGCATGCACACGTGGTAAAATCGTGTTTATAGACGGGCGAGGGGATTCCGGGATTCAGGGTTGCCTTATAGACAAACCCGTAGAGGCTTCCATCGCTCAGAAGATCTACCTTTGCATGGCTGACGATATAGAAGAAGATAACCCCCTTTGATGGCTCTTCTACCAACATCTTCTGTCCGAGCGGGGAGAGAACAAAGCCGCCTTTGGTGGGACCACGTTTAATGCTCACCTCCATCTTGTTCAATAAACCAGAAATATTCGGTAAGAACGGATCGCCAAAGATATTACGAGATAGACTAATAAGAATACAATGTCGATTGTAGGCGTTCAGTTTGGCATCATGTCTCCCGAGGAGATCCTCCGGAGGTCTGTTGTCGAGGTCGTAACCGATAAGACGCATCAGGGCAACAATCCCGTCCCGGGTGGCGTGTTTGACCAGCGTCTTGGTGTCATCGAGAGCGGCAAGGTCTGCCCCACGTGCAAACATACCAACTTACAATGCCAGGGCCATTTCGGGCACATCACGCTCGCTCGCCCCGTCTATCTCTACCAGTTCCTTGATCACACTGTCAAGACCCTCAACTGCGTGTGCATCAACTGCTCTACGCTGTACATTGCAGGCATGTCTGGGTTCAACGAGGAGGCCTACCTGAACTCCGAGCTGAAGGGCATGGAGCGCCTCGCCGATATCCGCAAGCAGTCGGTGGATTTCGTCACCAAGTTCGCCAAGAAGGAGAACCCCGTGTGCGGAACCTGCGGTACCCAGATGCTCAAGAAGGTGGAGAAGATCCAAGGTACGGTTTGCACGCTCCAGGGCAAGCTTGCGGGTAAGGAGGAGGAGACCGTCGCTCTCCAGTCCGAGATGGTTCTCCGTTGCTTCCAGCGCATGACGGACAACACGGTCAAGATCCTCGGCTTTGACCCTAAGTTCTCCCACCCTGCCTGGATGGTCTGTACCGTTCTTGCTGTGCCTCCGCTGACGGTGCGCCCGCCAGTGATGATGGACGACAACCAGCGCATGGACGACGATCTGTCGCACAAGCTGATTGATATCGTGCGCAACAATCAGGAGCTCCGCAAGCAGATCGACAAAGGCGCTCCTCGCGACTACATTATGAAGCATACCGAGATGCTGGAGTTTGATGTCGCGACCTACGTGGATAACGATATCAAGGGCATGGCTCCGGCGGCTCAGCGCTCTGGCCGCCCCCTCAAGACGCTCAAGTCGCGTCTCGGTGCGAAGACGGGTCGTGTGCGCGGCAACCTCATGGGCAAGCGCGTGGATTTCTCTGCGCGTTCCGTGATTACGCCCGACGCCAACATTGACGTGGATGAGCTCGGTGTTCCCGAGGAGATTGCGCGCAACCTCACCAAGCCCGAGATTGTGACGCCTCACAATCGCGACCGCCTCATGTCGTACGTCCGCAACGGCACCAAGTATCCCGGTGCCAAGTCCGTGTTCCTGAAGGAGGAGAAGCGCATGATGTCTTTGAAATACATGAATCCCGATATGATTGATCTTCACGAGGGCGATATCGTGCATCGTCACATGATCGACGGCGACAACGTGCTATTCAACCGACAGCCATCCCTACACAAGGGCTCGATGGAGTGCCACCGCGTCAAGGTGCTGCCCTACTCCACGTTCCGCCTGAACGTGTCAGCCACTAAGCCGTACAATGCTGATTTCGATGGTGACGAGATGAATCTCCACCTCCCGCAGTCCATTGCAGCGGAGACCGAGCTCCAGCAGCTGGCCTCTGTCCTCCGCCTCATCATCAGTCCCCGCGAGAACTCCCCCATCATTCAGATGGTGCAGGATACGCTGACGGGCGCCTTCCGCATCTCGGATCCTCGCGTGAAGATCCCCGAGCACCTGGCGATGAATATCATGTCCCGCCTGAAGAAGCCCATGAGCGCCTACAAGCGCACGGGCGCCGACCGCACGGGCATGGAAGTTATCTCGGGCGCATTCCCCCTGATGAACTTTGACGAGCGTGTCACCATCAAGAACGGTCAGCTGGTCAAGGGTCGGCTGAAGAAGGGTGCGTTCAACACCACCTCAGAGGGTGTCCTCCACGTCCTCTACAACGACTTTGGCTACAAGCGCTGCGGTCAGTTCATCAACGAGGTGCAGTCGATCGTCACTAAGTTCAATATGCACACAGGATTCTCCACCGGTGCATCAGATCTCATTTCGAACAAGGAGACCACCGATTTCGTGGCGAGCACACTGGCACAGGGTCGTGCGGAGGTCCGCGAACTGCTGGCCAACGTCCATTCCGGTCGGTTTGTGAATATCAGTAGCCGCGAGAACGGCGAGGAGCTCGAGAACCAGATTATCAACATTCTCAAGAATGTCTCAGCCAAGATCTCGGGTCGTGTGATGGAGTCTCTGCCCCGCGATAACCGCCTCGTACAGATGGTCGAGTCGGGCGCGAAAGGCTCAGACCTCAACATGACGCAGATGGTTGCCCTGCTGGGGCAGCAGATTGTGGATGGTAAGCGTATCCAGAACACGCTGAAGGATCGCACACTCCCCCACTTCACCAAGTTCGACGATGGCGCTGAGTCTCGTGGCTTTGTCGAGTCCTCGTTCGTGCAGGGTCTGCGCCCAGCCGAGTACTTCTTCCACGCCATGGGCGGTCGTGAAGGTCTCATTGATACCGCCGTCAAGACCTCCGATACGGGCTACATCCAGCGCCGTATGATGAAGACGATGGAAGATATGCACGTCACCTATGACGGGACGGTGCGCAACAATATGGGTACAATCATCCAGTACCGCTACGGCGAGGACGGCGTGGAGTCGATTCAGGTGGAAGCTCAGCCGATCCGTCTGGCAATCATGACGCTGGAGGATATTTACAAGATGTTTGGTCTAAATCTGGCCGAACTGAACCCCCTCCTCGTGGAGGCGGTGAGCGAGGCTCCCGATCTGGTAGAGGACATTATCGCCGACCGCGAGATGCTAGTGCGCGACGTCTTCATGTTCATGAACACGGACAAGGTGCTGGCGCCCGTCCATCTCAAACGCCTGGTGGAGAAGTACCGCAATCCGTACTCGACCCGCTCGGACCTGACTCCGGCGTATGTGGTGGAGCAGCTGACCGCCATCATGAAGGAGCCGTGGATCGCCCCCAATCGCGTGTTCCACTGCCTCCTCCGCTACTACCTAGCTCCGCGGCGCTCGATCATCGAGTACCGCTTCACGAAGGAGATCTTCGACGAGCTGATTCGCGAAGTCCGCTTCCGCTACCTCAAGAGCTTGGTGCATCCGGGCGAGATGGTGGGTGCGCTCGCTGCACAGTCGGTGGGTGAGCCGGTGACGCAGCTGACCCTGAACACTTTCCACTCAGCCGGTACGGTCAAGGCCGGTGCCACGCAGGGTGTCCCGCGTATCCACGAGCTGCTGAGCGTGACGCGCAACCCTAAGAACCCCCTGAACTTCGTGTATCTGGACTCGTCGATTGCCGAGACGAAGGAGAAGGCGATCATGCTGTCTCGTGAGATCCAGCGGACGACGCTGCGCGATATCACCACAGCTGTTCGTATGTACTATGACACGGCTCCCCTGAGCCCTGACTCGGTGGTGGCCGAGGACCGCGAGATTCTAGAGACGTTCCGTCTGTTCTCTGTGAGCAACGGCGCCGAGTGTGCGTCTCCCTGGATTATGCGCCTGGAGCTGAGCACGACAGAGATGGCGGCTCGGTACATCCACGACCTGGTAGGTATCCAGAGCGCGATCGAGCGTGCGGGTCTGAACATCCTGCACTGCGTCTATACCAACAAGGACGTGGATGACAAGAGTGTGGTCATGCGCATCGTGTTCCCCGAGGATGTGGTCAAGGATCTCCTGACTCTCCGGTTCCTGGAAGAGCGTGTTCTGGATGTCGTGGTGGTCGGCATTGAGGGCGTGGGGCGTGTGTATCCCCGTGAGGTGAATAAGGAGCTGTCGTGGGACAATGCCACATCCACCTACATCTGCAAGAAGCAGTATGTCTTGGATGTGGAGGGCACCAATCTGTACGAGCTGCTGGTGCGTGACGACGTGGATCCTACGCGCACCTTCTCGAACGATATCCACGAGGTGTATGATGTCTTCGGCATCGAAGCTGCACGCTACGCCCTCTACGCAGAATTCACCGAGGTATTTGACGCTGCGGGTGCATACGTCAATTACCACCACATGGCAGTACTCCTGGACTCTATGACCTACCAGGGTCGCCTGGTGTCGGTGGATCGCTTCGGTATCGGCAAGCACGCCAACGGTGTCCTAGCCAACTCGTCGTTCGAGGAGACCTCGAAGCACCTGTTCAATGCTGCGGTCTCGGCGGAGTATGACCCCATGCAGGGTGTGTCGGCGAACATCATGTTCGGACAGAAGCCCCCGTGCGGTACGGGTCTGGTGGATATCCTGCTGGATGAGACCCGGCTGCAGGAGGGTGGCGAGGAAGATACCTTCTACGACTACCGCGCAGACGTGAAGGCGCGCACAGCGGATGTCAAGAAGAAGGCAGAGGAGGAAGCGGGTGCGACCGAGTGCAAGTTGGAGGATATTACGATGTGGTAGCACTATATACTCAAAGGGAATGTGGAAAGCCTCGGACGGTATTGGCGGTATCGAAGTCCTGGAAGTGATGGGAAATGACCTCACAGTGGTGAATGCCGCTCGCGTATCGTTTGCAAAGGAGTCGCACGACTTCTCGGGTGCTGACGAGAAACTTGTTCGTTACCTTGCGAATCATAACCACGTGACCCCATTTTTTCACCCCCAGATTCGTCTTCGGATCAAGATGCCAATCTTTGTTGCGCGTGAATGGTTCCGTCATCAGATCGGGTTTGCGCGTAACGAGGTATCTCGGAGGTACGTGGATTCTACTCCCGAAGTATGGACTCCTGCACCATCCGATCTTCGTGAGCGCGACCCTAAGGTCAAGCAGGGAAGTCTAGCGACGCCCGTTGATAATTCCGAGGCTATTTCAGAGGAGATTCGCGAGCGCAACAACGGGATGGTGGTGTATTATCAGAGCCTACTTGACCGAGGAGTAGCACCGGAAATCGCTCGGGGCGTACTTCCTCAGGGCATGTACACCGAGTTCATAGAGACGGGATCGCTTGCTGCGTATGCTCGTCTCGTAGGACTGCGCACAGATCCTAGCGCACAGCGAGAGATCCAGTCGTATGCCCACGGACTTGTAAGTCTTCTCCGTCCGTACTTTCCTGTCTCATGGAGTGCTCTAACAAAAACGGAAATACCCCCAGCTGTGAAGCCCGATATCTCATATACCTGCAATGTCCGCTACTTCCGAGACTGTGACAGCCGTTTCCGAGAAGTTTCAGTACGGACAACAAGTGAAGTTCGAGATTGTGGATGTCATCCACATGTTCAAGACCTCAAAGAGCCTTGTCCAGTATGCCAAGACGCGTCACCACGGCAACATTCTGTTGATGGACGATGAGATTCAGTATTCGACGCAGGACGAACATCGGTACCATGAAATGCTGGTCAGCCCAGTCTTTGATGGTCCTGGAAAGTACAAGGATATTCTGATCCTGGGCGGTGGCGATGGTCTGGCGGCAAGGACGATGTATGACACTATTGGGCAACAGACTATCAACTCGGTGACGATTGTGGATTGGGATCCCGAGTTTGTGGAGTTTGCGAAGATCCTCCCAGAGTCTGGCGGAGCGCTAACTGATCCACGGACTCTGCTGGTGTTTGAGGATGCACTGGACTTTGTCAAGAAGGGTGGGCGGAAGTACGATGCAATCTTGATGGATCTCCCCGATCCTGATGGGGTTGAAATGGAGAATCTCTATCGTTATATTCTGTACGCGCTACCTCCACTCTGCAAGCAAGACTGCATTGTGGTGTCCCACGTAGGTCCAGTGAGTCTGGACAATCATCATCCGTGCTGGGACTTCATCAGGCTGTTTCATGACAACATGATGGAGACTCTCGAGTATCCGGAGATTACATTGAATACGCGCTACATTCCTTCGTATGCGCATGAATGGGCGGTGATGTCAGCGTATATGGGTCGCACGTACCCGCAGAAGGACATGAACCATAATGCAGATATTATGGCGATCTATGACTCAGTGCTCACCGGCGACCCGCGCGGCGCGTACGACGGCCTCCCGTAGGGGCAGGCGAAGGTCCGCCAGGCTTAGGGGCAGAGGTGGGCAGGCCCGAGTACGGCGTCTCAGCAGGGCTGCCGCCAACAGACGCAGGGGCGAGCTGCTGACCTCCATAGTAGCTGGAGCCCTTTTTCGTCTTGGGCTTCTGAGTACGACCGCCAGACATCAGGGCAGGGTTGCCCTTCCACGTGGCGTCAGGGAGGCGCTGGGTAGGGGCCGCACCATCGGAGAGGACGGAGCCCGTGTAGGGGCCGCCCGCGAACGAGTACAGCTGACCACCCTTGTGCTTGCGCGTACGACGGCCGCCCATCGGGCCCGCCTTGCCCATCATCTGACCGCCCTTCTTAGCGCTCTTCCACGACGGCTTCGCGGCCTTCATGGCATCTCCGAGGGACATGCCAGGCTTCTTGAAGGACATTACGTGCTTGATCCAGGGGCTCATCTTTCCACGGCGACCACCATCCATATCGTCGCTCATTTTATTCTTTAGGTAGACTTTATTGTGAAGTCGTACATAGGAGATGACATCCGCTTGGGCTGGAACGATACGTTGGGATTCTGGGGCGCCGGCTCCTTGTATGTCAAGGGCTTGTAACGCAGCGGCTCGGGCTTGATGGCAAACGAGCTCTCCAAGAACTTTCCAGTATAAAGTTCCATCGCATTGTCCAGGCTGCCGTACATCATGCCAACCCACTGGCATCCGTAGGCAAAGCAGATTTCGGGGTTAGAATTTTTGAACGCGGTTGTATCCATGTCTGGAACAACCATGGTGATATTGCGCTTGTTGAACTCAATCAGCTCTTCATGATCATATGTTTGAGCAGCCTCGGTATATGTCAAGCGACGCATGCGCGACGACGACCACGAGATATTCACCAGCTCTTCCATTCCGTTGCCCTTGGTGGCATCGTCGGATGTGACAATTAGCTTGCCCATCAGATTGCAGATCGGCTCCACCGCCAGATTCTTGCGCTGGAAGCTGTATGACGAACTCAGCATGAACTTGCGCAGGGTGGTCTTCATAATATCTGCACACTCGTTGATGAGAGCCGTGTTGTTGGTGTGGAAGACGATGCTAACAACAAAGGGGTTCTTATATCCTGCTGTTACGTCTGCACTAAATGCTGAATTGGCAATCTCCGTGCAGCAGTCCTCGAACGGCAGAGTGTTGTAGGTCAGCATCTTCAGAGTCTTTTTGCTTCCTACACCCACAACTGGCTTCTTATTCACTTCGTAGATATGGAGCTCAACTAGACGGCTACCCGCGCGAATTACCTTTTCAATTGCCTTGGGGGTAATATACGTATAGACGGTCGTCGCAGGGAGAATCGTGTATCCCGATGATGCCATATAGTAGTCGCATAGCGTATCCTTGTTGGGGCAGGCTAGAGGCGTAGGCTTAATGAGATCAGCGTAGATATTGAGGTTCTTGGTGAGAACATCGCTCCCGGGGACATTTCCGTTCAAGTGGATCACAAAGAAGTAGGTTACCAGAGAGACAACGAGCAGTGCTCCGCCGACAAGCATGAGTACAGGGATACGACTCAGCCACTCTGACCACTCCATTACTCTTACTTGCGCGAATTCTTATACTCAAAGAACAGCGGGCGCATCAGTTTGATGACATCGTCGGGAACCTTCTCGTCCATCGGGATATCAAACAGCGAGCAGTGTAAGAAGTAGATACAGTACATTCCACACTGAGATCCCTTGTACTGGTGACGCGTGTTGTTATAGAACAACTTCATAGGCTGCGGATGAATTTTTAGGGCATCGATCTGACCCTTCCAGCGTTCCATAAGACGTTTGACTTCCTTCTCGGGCGCACGAGCATACGAATCAAAGTAGGTCATCTGAGGGTACTCTAGTTCAGGACGAATATCAGCAAATCCAGCAATCCAGTGTTCGCCCGGTCCGTCGTGGGGATCCGTATTGAACACAATACCAATCCGGCGATACCCTTTCTTGTAGAGCTCTGAAATACTCAGACTGCACAGGGAATTTACGAGACACTCTCCCGTCTTCTTGTGCAGGTCAAAGTCGATAGGAACTGTACCGACATAATAGTAATCGGGAATCAGCTCTTGATAATACTTCTGTGACTTATCGATATCGTCCGAGGATAGCCATTCTTCACTATTCACTTTCCACGAGTTGGGAGCAGCGGGGCGTTTTACCAGTGCATGAACCACACATTCGGGAGTTCCTGCGTCACACACGCTCTTTAGACGACTCGTAATTTCCTTCCACGCAGTTTCGGTCTTTTTGATAGGAGGCTCGTGAGGATGTTCCTTGTTGTACGCTATCCGCAGTTTATCGACTTCCCGCGGGTCCATCTGTTGTTCAAAACGGATCTTTCTTTTTCAGGGGAGGAGAGGTATCATACACCAGAATGAGCATTGATCAGCGCGACCTCGTGAAGGCTGTCCGCAACTACCGTGCCATCGACGACAAGCTGAAGGAGATCAACAAGGAGATTCATAAGCTCCGCGAGAACAAGAAGTTTGTCGAAAATGAGATGAGCGATATCCTTCGTCGGCAGAACTTTGCACATATCTACAAGCTGGAGATTGCCGACGATGGTTCCTATATCCGCATCCAGCGTCCCGAGACGTGGAACAAGCCTTGGTCCATGGGTGCCCGCGAGCTGCAGGGACACATCGATGAGTACTTCAAGACCCATGCAGGTCCCAACGCAGATGGATGCTACAAGTTTATTGTGGATCGCAAGAAGAAGGACATGGTTGCGAAAGAGTTCGCCTTTACGCGGATGATGCCTCTAGACAACAATGACGACGGAGCGGGAAGTCCTTAAGTGGTTGAATACCGAGACGCGGGATGGGCAGTTGCATGAGGACGAGGTGAAGTCTCTTTTTCTAGAGATTGAGCAGGTCCTTGCTGAAAAGAACTTACTGCGCCCAGACTTTAAGAAGTACAAACCACTCTTCTATCGGCAGTTCTGTGACAGGATCTATGAGCACTCGCACTCACGATAAGATTGTCAAGGAGTTTCGCGACTTTCACGAACGGTTAAGTCATATCAAGACTGGATGTCAGTTTTTTGCTACCATGTGTCCTCTTTGCGATATCATCGTTCATGAGCAGACGGATAGATATCCGGCTGCTGTTGAAGAGATTCTGTTGCCAGTCATTCAGCGGTACTGGAGTCGCTGGGAACGGGATGGGTATTCTATTGGGCAGAAATTGACCTCTGCGGAAGAAATGTGCGCATCGCTGTCGTTTGATGCCTTTGCGCGTTGGATTCAGCCAAAGTACAGGGATATCCCAGACCTCGACGATGAAGAGTTGATTCATCATCGCTACGTTATCCAAAAATTAACGCGGTGATAGACAAACACACCATGGAAAAGATGACACCCCCCGCAAAATATACTGGAGGACAGGGATGTGGCTGCTCGGGCGGACGCCGCACCCGCAAGGCGAAGAAGGGAGGTCAGCTGTCGCCGATGCCTCTATCCGATGCTTCGTCTGCGGGTAAGACGGGCGCTCGTCGTCGTAAGCACCGCGGAGGCTCGATGCTGGGCGATCTGCTCCTCAGCGGTACGGCTCTGGGTCTGTACTCGTACTTCACGAAGAAGCGTGGGGGCAAGCGCTCTCGGAAACATTAATCTCAGGTAGCTGAAACCCGTTGAACTCGGAGGCACTGACCCACGAGTATGCTCCAATATTCTCTACTTCAAGGATGTCTGTATCGTCGATCTCTTTCGGCAGCCACACATCTTTTGCAATGACGTCGGCCGAATCACATGTGCGTCCAAATATCGTAAATTTCTCATAGGATGTGTAAGGCTTGCGCGTGATACACCGAAACGTGGGCTTGAACCCGTCAAAGAGCACACCTGAGAAAATACCATACACTGATTCATCGATAGTAATACTTCCTCTCTTCTTTCCAATCACCGGAACCCGTAGAGTACAAGTCTCGGATGCGAAGAACCTGCCCGGCTCAGAGATGGTCTTTTTGAAGGGTAGGGATTCTACCTGATCACGGATCACTGGCGCAAGATCGTCGCGGAAGAAGGAGTTGTGCTCCGAGCTGCCCGAGAATCCTCCGCCAATATCCAGGAGCTCAGGGGTAAAGACCTGCTTATGAGCCTTGAAGATATCGATGTACTGCTTTACGGTATCAAAGGCAGATTGGTAGGCGCGCACCGACGTGCAATCGCTGCCGACGTGGAATGCAAGACCATAAATATGAAAACGGGGTTCGTGATAGATAAGTTCTTCAATATCTTCTAGACGGAACCCGAACTTCTTGTTGAGGGGGATTCGGGCATCGCCCTTGTCATCTACAAAAATACGAAGAATAGGTTTAGTTTTTGGTGCTTCATCTGTTATTTTCATGAGTTCGGGGAGACTGTCGAAAGTCATGTAGGGAATAGCGTCTTTACGGATGCGGAAGAGTTCGTTTCGAGACTTGCAGGGGTTGGCGTAGATGATATCGGCAGCCGTCGCACCAACCTGTTTCACCCGGTTGATTTCATCGACTGAGGCACAATCAAACCCTACACCGCCCCTCTGCAACTCTGCAAGGATAGGTGCCATGTTATTACACTTCACGGCATAGTGCGGACGGATGTTCGGCAGAGCAGAGTTCCAGAGGCTGAGGCGGCACCGCAAGGTGCGGAGGCTGACCGTGAGTTTCGACAGTGTTATTGACTTTACAAAAGAGAATAATATGTAAGGCATTTTAAAGTACCGCGTCTTCTATATATAAGAGCCATGACGACCGAGTTTTACAGCCCGTACAATCCCAAGAATACTCCTCTGACTCCAGACGATGTCCAACACATCCTCTGTATTCAGGGTTACCGGGTAAAGGATATTGGGATCTTCCAGAAGGCGATGATTCACACGACGTATGTGCGTCGCGAGTCTTATACGACATTGACAGGCGAACCTGCTGTCTTGGCTCCTTGTCCTCCCGGGGTCATGGATCTCCAGGACGAGTCGTATGAGCAACTAGAGTTTCGCGGTGATGCCCTGCTGGGTGCATCGGTGGCGAATTACCTGTGCGAGCGCTATCCCGGTGAGTCCCCTGGCTTCCTCACCAATACGCGCAAACTCATTGTGCGCAACAAGACGCTGGGAGCTCTGGCGCGGGACAAGCTTCGGCTGGACAAGTTCTTTGTGATTTCCAAGCATGTCGAAGAGATGAAGTCCGAGCACGGGCGACAGAACATTGAGAAGCTAGGGGATGTTCTAGAAGCCTTTATTGCGGCTCTCTGGATTGATTCAGGGTTCAAGTTTGAGGTCGTGAATGAGTTTGTCGTGAATCTGGTGGAGACGCATCTGGATATTCCCACGCTCTTGCGCGAGGATGATAACTACAAAGATCGCATGCAGAAGTACTGCCAGCAGAACCACCAATACACACCAATCTACAAGATGATCCCTGACGGAGCAGCAGGTTTTACCATGGCAGTGTGCAAGCCTAACGGCGAGATTCTGGCGATGGGAAATGCCTCGACCAAGAAACAGGCAGAACAGAATGCTTGCAAGAGCGCGCTTGAAAAGTTCCTATCCGCTACTGGATAATGTACTGGCCTGCGCGGTATTTCAGCGGACTCACGCGAAAACAGAACAAACAGCGAAAAAGCACCGCGACTCGCCGTCGTAAGATGTCGTGGAAAGACCCTAGGGCATACGTTCCATTCAAGACGGATCAGGGGGTCAAAACACGTACCTCCAAGTATGTTCGCGAATGGAAGAAGACCTTCCCCGACGCCCACGGCCTCCAGGCGTACTCTCGAGCCACCGGCGTCCCGCTCCCCATTGTCCGGGCATCCTACAATCGCGGAATGGCGGCGTGGCGCACAGGGCATCGTCCAGGGGCGACGCAGCAGCAGTGGGGGTATGCTCGTGCCGCCAGTATGCTGACGTGCGGCAAGACACATTATACCACCGACGCCGATCTTGTCGATAAAGCCAAGAAGACCGCTAAAGCTCGCGCCTGGTTTAGAAAGACGTGTAAGAACTAAGATAAATAAGATGGGCTGGCGCTATATCTTGGTCAATCATACACGCAAGGTCATTGAGGATGCGTCACTCCATAATATTTGGCATCAGATGAGCCACCTCATTCGGGAGAAAGGGTGGGAGACGGCAGACGATGTAGAAATGATGTTTGAAGATGGACGATACGAAGAGATCGGGGAGCTTGTTGTGAACAAGGGATACAAGAGCCATTATTATGCTTGGAGCTTTGATGGTATTGTGACTCCTCGTCAGGGTCAATGAAGTAGGCGAGCATGCGTCACCTTGAACGTCTTGCGATGGTCGCGCTGCCGCTTGCCGTTGCGGCAGGTTTTTCCACGATTGCACGAACTCTTGACATATCCGTAACGCCGATACACCCCCTTGATCGATGGGAGAAGTCTCTCCGATCCAGTGGCGGCGCACAACTCTTTCATCAAGCTGTACATCCACCGAACAATGTCACGCTGCGATTCCATGGACAGATGTTTCAGATGTTCGCGGTATATCTTACGAAGAGGGGCATAAGGATACACATCACCCAGCGTTCCGAAAAACTCCTGGTATATCTCGTAGCGGTCAGGGGCGTAATTGAACGCAATACAGAAGAGGAAGTCCATGCCCGGGGGAGCGCTAGGAGCTTCCTTGGACAGGATCTCGTAGTGCGCCTTGACGTCCGCGAACTCGGGATCGGGTGGCGGACAAATCACGCGCTTGTCCGTCTCGCACTGTCCCCGCAGCTTTGCATTCACCTTGTTGTGGAAGTCGTAGAGCCATTTCTCGGGATCTCCGTGCGGAGGATCCTTCTTCATAAACTCGCACGTACTCTCGCGGCAAAAACGGCAAGGAAGGGCATCTTTCATCGCGCGTAAAAATGGGATGGGGGTTTCAGATGTATGAACGACCAGGTGGAGCAATTGCCATCCTGACGGCCCCCAAAAGCGGGTATCCATTATTTAATGTCGGATATAAGTAATCATGAACGCTCCTCCTCCCGCCTATGCCCCCGCCCCTCCCCCCGCCAAGAAGTCCTCGTGGTGGCCCTTTGGATCATCTGAGTCCGCCCCCGCGCCCGTTCCTTCTGCGGCTCTGCCCCCTGTGGGTGGTCGTCGTCGTCGTGGGCGCCGCGGAGGTGTTGGCATGGTCGATGATGCCCTCCTCGCCGGAACTGCCGCCTATGCTGCCCACCGCTATGCGAAGAAGGCTGGTCGTCGCACCCGCCGGTCTCGCCGGGGAGGTGTCGGCATGCTTGATGATGCGCTCCTCGCTGGAACCACCGCGTATGCCGCTCACCGTTACGGGAAAAAGGCGGGCCGCCGCACCCGTCGCCGGTAGGGCTCCTACGCCTACTCCGTCTCATTCCGTAGCTGGAAACACTTCCACCCACCGTGGGTGTAAGCCCCCCACTTAGTTTGCGCTTCCTTGATCATCTCTTCCACTCGCCAGTCGCGCGTTCCGCGATTGGTCTCCCACCATTCCTTGAACTTTGCCGTAAGCATCTTCTTCGACACCTTGGGAGTGTCCTCCGCTGGCTCCACAGAATACGTGCAATCCGCGAAGAACCGCATGATTGCATTGCTCTCCTCACGATATTCATTGGTATATACCTGAATATCCTCAGGCGCAACTACATCATCATTCTTGAACTTCTTGTAGAGGTGAATGAGATATGCCAGGAAACATCGACCCCACTCCTCCGACTTCACCTTGCGCTCAATCGAGATGTCCATCTTGTGCTGGTTGGGTCCGTCGGGATTCTGTACGAACTTCGATGGGAAATTCACCACCATCATGCGGCGCCACGTACCGCTATCGTTCGTGTTGATCTTCGGCTTGTCGTTACACGCCAGATGGAGCTTGCACTGCAGCTCAAACTCAATCATGGACTTGGCACCCGCATACAGATCGCGAGCAATGATCTTCTCGGACGACGTCAGCTCCTTCATGAACCCCGTATTCAGGGGAACCGCCTCATCCGGCTCCTGCATCGTCACGAACCGCCGACCCTTCAGACGAATCAGCTCAGGAGCCGCTGCACCCGACTTGCCACGACCCTGTGTCAGCAGCGAGATCGGGACCTTGCACGCGTAATCCCCCAGAGCCGTCTCAATCAGACAGATAAGCATGGACTTGCCATTCGAGCCCACGCCCGTCAAGACGTGGAACTTCTGATTGCCCGTCCCGTTGAGGCACCGGGCCATGTGCCGGTTCATGTACTCCCTCACCCGGGGATTCGGGAAGATCTTGTTCAGGAAATCCTGGATCTCCGGCCACTCCTTGTAATCCGTATGCTTCATTGACGGCTCATACTCCAGCTGCGTCGTGAAACTCAGGCAGTCGTCGGGCTTGCCGTCACGGAACTCGAACGCCTCCATATCGAACACGCCGTTCTGGCACGCTAGGAGATTGCGGTTCTCATCCACCTTCTTGATGAAAGTCTCGTCCAGGAACAGCTCCTGGCACTCACGCATCACATTGGACTTGAACGGAGTCTTCTTCAGCTGTGCAGCGACCTTCATGAGATCCTGCTGCATGACCACCGTGTAACACGTCTGGCATCCCGTGCGCATACACTCGCGCGCATCCTTGGAGTTGCAGTCGGGCAGGCTGCCATCCGTCAGCTTCCCGCCGTAGTACCCTGCGCGCTCAATATAGAGCTTCCAGATCGTCACGGAGAGTTCCAGCTGAAGCTGAATACCCTTGTCCGACTCCTGCCAGACATGCCCCGTGTATTTGAACCACGCGTTCTTCCCGAAGCTTGCGCACTTGTAGTGATCGCGGAACTTGGAATACACCACCGACGCCACATCGTACTCGGCTCCGCTGTGCGATGCATCCACCTTCCGGAGAATGTTGTTCTTCTCAATCTCCGTATATCGCTCGATATTGTCGCTCGCCGACCACTTGCGCAGCGATCCCTCCTGCAGGCGTGGTCCAGTGTTCCGCATCGAGAACGAGTTCCACTTGGACATGCACTCGCGCACATTGAACATCGCTGACCGCCGACTGAACTCTTCAAATTCATCGTAGAGATCCGGATGAATGTTCTTGAGACAGATACCCACGTCAATCCAGCACTGGTACTCCGATGACCGCGAGTCCGCGAGGTTCTGGACGTGCTCGTGAATGTACTGCTTCTCCTCAGGTGTCAGCGGGCGGGGAACATAGGCTGTCGGGGACGACTCCCGCGATCCGGGGAGCTTCCGCTGGACTGGACGACCAACGCGTGGCATTACCGCCCGCCCCCCAGAAATACGAACATTCTCCTGGTTTGTCTCAGGGAGGTTCCCGTACTTTTCCTGCGCCTCGGGCGTCATCGGCGTCTCCCGAGACTCGTCGCGCTCAAACGTATCCAGCTTGCGCAGGAGATCCGGCGTCATTGGAACGGGCGTCGTATCTACCGTGTGCGACCCGTCTGCATTCACCGTCACCCGGCTGGTGATAATGTAGGGCAAACCTTTATCCTTGCGGGCGCCATACATCATCCACCCCGACGAGCGGGACGCCACTGCGCGGTCATACACCTTGGACCACTCCTTTTCCTTCAGAGGGACATCGTCGAACATCGACATCTTGGTGAGCATGACATCGCGAATGCCCATCTCGACATATTTGGTCGTGCGCACATCCGGAACCAGGACATGCACTCCGCCGGCAGCCCCGTCCTTCTTGGGCGTCGGCTTCTTCTTCTCCATCACATACACCTCGACTGCGTCAGGAACTACCAGGAAGGTCCGCATGGTCTTCACATACTCCAGGACGAACTGCAAGACCTGCTCGGGCGTGTGCTTGTGCGCTGTCGTCCCCGCCTCGTACTGGAAATCCAGATCTACCTTGCACGGACCCAGAACCTGTGGCGACTCGGTGAGTGTAATCTTGTTTGTATGAACTTCAACGTAATCGTAGTACAGATCGTAGAACTCCTGTAGGATATCGCTACCTACGAAATACTTACCAGGAGGAGTGAGTGTTACGTGGGTAATTGATTCACCAGGAGTGGTAATTCGGTGATCCTCCAGAAATTTGAGTAGTCCACCCGCTGAGGCCATTTTTCACGAGTGTGTGTAGAATTAAGACAATAAATCTCCAACTGATCCATTTTTAACGCACGGTTCTGTTCTGGAAAAACGAATAACAAATTAGCCTACGAGAATATAAGACTACACAACACATGAAGTTCTGCCCCGACTGCGAGAACGCCCTCACGGACATTCGCGACGACGGCGCCGGCGTAGGCTTTGAGTGTCGCAAGTGCAAGTACAATGAAAAGATCACCCGTGCTAATCCTCTGGTGTATGAGCACAACCTGAACCAGGATACGGCGGCTCGGCTGGTGGTGAATCCTTACCTATCCCTGGATCCTACGCTTCCCCGCTTCTCCACGATTCAGTGCCCCACGGACGGATGCAAGTCCAAGGAGGTGGTGGGTGTTAAGGTAGATGCCAAGAACGTCGTCTGGATGTACCAATGCACTCTGTGCGGCGTTTCGTGGAAGCAGGATGCCCGTCGGTCGTGAAAAGGATGAAAACGGACAATAGACCTTTTTGAGTACGGAAACAAGTATAACTCATAGATAAAATCACAATGCTCAAGCGTATTGTGTTATTGGCCTCCTTCTTGGCGGCTACAACCTCCCAAATTACTCTGGGAACTCTGACCCCGTCAGTAAGTGCTATATCTCCCACTGGAACCCGTTCTCGTGCGGGTGTGCTTCCCACCGCGACTGCGACTACAACGCGGTCTCGCCCCGGTATGGCTCCTACTGCTACGGCAACTGCAACCCGTTCCCGTGGCAGAGTAATTCCCACTGCTACGGCAACTACTACGCGGTCTCGTCCCGGAGTAATTCCCACTGCGACTGCGACTACAACGCGGTCTCGCCCCGGTATGGCTCCTACTGCTACGGCAACTGCTACGCGGTCTCGTGCCGCCGAATCTCTTAGTCCTACCGTTACCGCTACCCGAACCCGTGCTCTTGGAACACCATCGCCTACGCTTACCGCCACCCGCTCTCGCGCTCTTGGCACTCCATCTCCCACAATTACAGCGACGCGTTCGCGAGCAGTTGGAACTCCCACATCTACACTGACACGCTCTCGCACCGCCACTGCAACCCGTTCTCGCACTGCTACCACGACCGGGTCTCGTGCCCCGGAATCTCCGACTGCGACTCAGTCTCGTCTGGCACCTACTCCCACTGAAACTGGAACCGCCAGCGGAACCCCCACCGCGATCGCCACCGGGACCGGGACGGCAACCGGGACCGGGACCCCATCTACAACTCCATCTTGGACGACTACGATGACTGGAGGCGTCCGGGCAAGCTCTAGCCCGCCCTTCACACCGTTTCCTACCTTCACAGGCACTGGATCTCAGTTTAGCACTCCCAGCCCTTCATTCACATCTCTGGCAAATGTCGCTGTAGTAGCTCCCGCGGCGGCTCCCAACAACACCATCGCCATCATCGGCGTTGCCGGAGGAGTCTCTATTGCCGCTCTCCTGGCTATTGCGGCGGTTGCTGCTGCTTTCCGTCAGCGCGGAGGTCGTAAGCGTAGTCTATCGGCATCGCCAGATACATTCACTCAGATGCCCGGTACCCATCCCAACTTCATCAATGTCGTGAATCAGCAGGATCCTAACGACTACAGGGTTGCCGCTGCCAACCCTGTCATAGTACCCCGCACCTTCGCTCTCCCACCTCCAGTTGAAAAAGCCGTCTATAACCCTTTCCAGGCTCGGGCGTCGCCGATGTCGGCTGCACCTCCGCCTACCGAGGAAACGACTCGTCAAGCGTTTGCTCCTCAACAGACTGCTCGCGCGCTCCCTTCTATTACATTCATGAACAGCGCGCGCAAGCTCACGAAGTTTGCGCCACCTCCGCCTCCCATACCACCACCACCTGCCGACGACGAGGGTCGGCCACCCCCCTACCCGTAATCTTGCGACGAGTGTAGATCACCGTGCGCCGACCCGGGATTGCTAGCATAGTATGTAGAGAGGTGGAAACCCCCCAATAGAAGGATGAGTAGGACATCATATCCTTGTCGTACTCATACAGAACCACCTTGGTATCCAGCGTCGGGAAGTTCAGGGCCATCTCCATACGGTTCAGGATTTTGCGCATATCGAGATTCCGCAGAGCATAGATATACTGGTCGCCATATGACGTGCGATTCGAGAGAACGTGAGCGATCGTAGCCATTATGATATGTTTTACAACTGGAAAGATGGCATCATCCGTTTTTCCCGTGGTAAGATAACAATGAGGACGCGCGCACGTAAATTCTGCGATTGTATCAAAAAAGTTCGGACGAGCATGAAGCCCCGTCCAGGTTCATCGAAAGAGAGTGGGGCTATTGCAGTATGCACGACACGCCTCCTCTGGCCACATGGACGGACACTCCGTAAAGTTCGTTGCCTGCGGAAAGCCAAGCTTCTGACTCAGAAGCGTAAGTGAGACGAGATAACTCAGGACGGTAGTCGTGAGACCAAAGCATAGTCCGCGAAGGTATCCGTACCGCTCTCCCGCTTGTCTAGCCTTCTCTATCTCCCCTGCCCAGATTTCTTCTAGTCTATTCATTAATATAAGATATGAAACTCACCTGTAAGCGCGGAACTCACCCCCGTAAAAGTTATACTCGCAAGGCGTACATGCGAAAGACGGGTGTCCATATCGCTCCTGCAGAGGTTCATTCTCAGTCGTGCGTTCGCGGTTACCACGGACCGGGCAAGGGTATTGGACCCCTCAAGAAGGGCAATCTGACCAAGTACGGATATTCTACCGCCAAGAGCGCTCGTTCGCGCCACACAGCTCTCAATGCGGCTGTCAAGTACGATGGTGCGCTCCCGACCTACAAACGCCTGAATGCTCTCTCGGTCTATACTCGTCGTAGTGCTCCTGCGACGTCCAAGGCTGCTCTGGCGGATCGCAATTACATTGGATTGAAGTACGGATACAAGTCAACGTAAAACGAATTAGAAACAAAGCAGGAGATATAGTACAATATACTCCACCATGATGTCCGAGTTCATTCTGCGCGCGGATATTATTAAGGCACAGGAGACCCCTCGCACGACCCTTCCCTATTTCACCAAGTATGAATATACTGCTCTTCTTGGTGTTCGTAGGCAGCAGCTCAACGATGGCGCGATTCCTCTGGTTCCCATCCAAGAATTCAACCGTGATGACCCCGATCTGTATCTTAAGATCGCGGAGCGCGAGATTCTGGAGCGCAAAGTGCCCTACATTATCCGTCGCGAGCTTCCGGGGGGAGTGTCGGAATACTGGAGCGTTTCAGAACTTGAACTTGCATGGTAATAATGATGGAAGAGTCGTTGAAGAAACTAGAAGATACATCCGAATCGTCAAGCGATATTGCAAATACGTGGAATAGCGCTCACGAGACATTACTGTCATCTATCGGAGACAAGGCAAATTGTATGCGTTGGATGCACACCGAATCACAAATACACTACGACCGCTGGAATTTTTGGCTTTCTGTTCCCAGCGTAACCCTAACTGCCCTAGCAGGTGCAACGACCATCGGACTGACTCAACTCACCCCCCTAGCCCAAACATACGTGACAATTATTGTGGGGGTCACTACAATTGCTACAGGAGTCTTGACATCTATCAATCAACTTCTGAAAGCTCCGCAGACATCGGAAGGTCATCGAATTGCAGCTATTGCATACGGCAAATTGTACCGCGTAATTTCGAATGAACTCGCTCTGCGTCGCGACCAGCGTACAAATGCCCAAGAGTTCTTGAAAGTGATACGCGTAGAGCAGGATAGACTCGAAGAATCGTCACCTCTGATACACCGAATCATCATCGAGAGGTTCAATCACAAGGTTGAATCGAATGCGACACTCGAGAAACCCGAGATTGTAGGAGAGTTGGATCACATACGCGTCAATATGTCATCAAAACCTCCGCCTGGAATTGCCCGTCAGCCCTCAGAACCTCCTAGTTCGCCCGTTCTTTTGACAGCGAAGAAACATCTCCCAACAAATCCCTTGCGCAATCCAGCTCCCTCATCCACTATGGCCGTTATCGGCGGCCAAAGCTAGCTGCGCCTCCGTTGGGGGAAAGAGGAGGAGAGGGATCGGCTCGCGACCCGGATCCTCCCACCGCGCCGGATCAACCTGCAGCGTCCCGTTTGCCATTGCGACATCGACTTCGTCCGATGCGAAACGAGGATCGTGCTTCTGGACCTCAGCGTATGCCGCCAGAACTCCGTCGTGCGAGAAGGCGTAGTCCGAATGTGCGTTGAACGAGAGGTACAATCCCAGTACCGTAACAAGAACAGCGGTGAGGTAGAACTTCGTGTAAAGCAGGAAAAGGACAGCTGCAATCCAGATACCGCGAGACAGAATACCCCGCGTCAGGATAGAATCAAGGACCGAACGGGGGATACCCACGATGCTCAGGATAGCAAACAGCCCAATGACCGCAATAGAGGTTTGTACGTCACGTGCATGGGCAAGCATCTTTGTTAAAACGGAACAAATAAAGTGCTCTTGAATGACAAGACATAGCCCCAAAGATGCTCATTCCCGTTCGTTGTGTTACATGCGGCGACTACGCGATCTCTACCCGCTGGCTGGCATACCAGGCTCTGGTAGAGAAAGAGAAGAAGAAGGACGGGCGTACAGATTCCTCCCCTCCCTATCTCACCAAGAGCACTGTAAAGACGGCGGAGGGACGAGCCATGGACCAGCTGGGTTTCACGCGCGAGTGCTGTCGTCGTCACATTCTAACCTCTGTAGAACTTTTGTAAAGGAAGTATAATAACCAATGGCGACCTTCCGGGCAAAACGCCCTTTTTCGTCTAGCGAACTCCTTGCACTACAGCGCCAGAAGGTTGAGCAGTCCTTGAATATTCCTCCCTCTATCAACCTGCAAGATAGCTCTGAACTCACGGCGCGCGTACGTAAGAACGCGTCAGTCCTGAAGACGGAGTACCTCCCGGGCGAGCCTACCAAGGGCAACTCGGGCAACATGGTAAAGTTCAATGACTGCTCGGTCGTTCAGGCCATGGTTGAGGGAAATGCTTACCGCTCTTCCGCGTTGAGTTATCAGCCACGCACCCAGTACACGTCTGATGGATGCTCAACACTCCTAGATAATCCCGTTAGCTACCCCAAGGCAATTACATGCGAGCAGCCCATTCCGATCTCTGCCCCGCGTGTAGATTGCTTTGATCCTACCGTTGATCTCCCTCTGCGCCGCAACGACAACAAAGTTGTCATACGGAACGCCCCCGCCATCGTCCTGAATAAAATAACTGTAAAGACGTAATGAGCGCTGAAATCTTGAATGTCATGTTGATTCTCCGCAATCAGGTGAAGATCTACCACTGGGAGACTTTTTCGTTCGGTCGCCACAAGGCTACCGATGACCTGGTAGATAGTCTGGATGCCAACATTGATAAATTCACGGAAGCCTACATGGGTCGCTATGGTCGCCCTAAATTCACCTCCAAGACCGGCAAGCTGCAGATGTTTGATATCACGGACAAGCGTGCCCACGAGCTCCTGGCTGGAGGGATCGTGTGGCTCACCAATGAACTTCCCAAGATGCTGAAGCGGACTGATACAGATCTCCTGAATATCCGCGACGAGATTCTCGCCGACCTCCAGCAGGCGCGTTATCTATTTACTCTCCATTGATGTAGAGTATATAATGCTGCAGGTCTTTGCTGGACTCAACTTGATTGAATGTGATGCCAGGGCTAGACAGACCCTGCCACCAGGATTCATTGACCTGTCTAAGACTAGGGCATCATCCCTTGCATCCGAGCTCCAGACAGTGTATGAGCACCACTCCGAGGCACACGTGTATATTGGATATATCGACCCTATCCTGATGCTCTCTGCCCCCGACGAAGTCCTCACCCGCCGAGCATTCCGTAAATTGGCAGTTACAGCGGTTGTCAGCAATCCAATGATCCTTCCCTATGCCTGGAAAAACGGACTGGATCAGCTCGTATTTGTGGGTGAGACTAAGAACCAAGATGCTTCGTCTGCCTAAGCTTTCCACTACCGTTGTTCTCCACTCTTACGACATGAAGCTGAACACCGACGAGATTCTCCGCAAGATGCCCCTGGAAGGCGGAATCATCAAGATTGAGAAGCGCGGGATACTCCGTCGCGGGGAGTCCAAGCGCGACAAGATCACTCGTCGCAACCCTAAGCCGATTACCGCTTCGGGGTTTGGACATAACTCTGTCACCGTCGTCGTCTGGAACGACGGCGATGGCAAGCTGACCCCAAAAGAGATTACCGTGAAGATCTTCCACAACGGCGTATTTCATATGACGGGTGTTCTCGATCCCTTATATGAGACTTCAGCCCTCTCTGCTATCCAGAAGCAGATGCACCCCGAATGTGTTCGTGAAGGCGGTTGGGTCCATCGTGAGCGCCGCGTCCTTCTGATGAATTACTCCACCTGCATTCCTCCCGAGATCAAGATTTCCAGGGCATCCCTACAGCGGTACTTTCAAGAAAAGGGTATCCAGGCCGAGTTTGAGCCCGATGTATCTCCCTGTGTCAAGGTCGTATTTCCCCAGCGCTGGACGGCATGTGTCTTCCGCACAGGTAAGATTAACTTGACGGCTCTGAAATCTCACGAAGACTGCACTGACTTCGTCAAACTCTTGGAGCCGCACCTGACCGCCTATGTCGCTACGCTGTAATATTGATTTCCTTATCGGTCTTGTAGTAGTAAAAGACCAGTGCTCCTACCCAAATACAGAAATTCACGATTACAAAGATCACTAGGTAGTCACTGCGAATGTAGGATTTTTGCGTCCAGAACACGTAACTAACGGCGAGAACGACGAATCCGGCGAGAGCCGCGACGAGAGCGCCGATGTTTGCGTACGCCTGCACGCTTAGTCCGGCCATTACCCTTCTTAGACGTTTTGTTTCGGCGGCGCTGTCCTCCCTTCGCCATTGCCATCTTATCGGGATCCACTGTCTTGGGCGGAGCAGCTCCCAGCTTATCATACGCCGCATCGGCATCCGCCTTATTGGCCGTGCGCAGGAGCTCTGCGAATCCCGCCTTGGCATCTGTTCCTCCCGCGCTCACCATGCTGGGGACATTCTTGACTTCTACTGCAGCACCACCCCAGTATTTCTTCCGCCGACCTCCCGAGATGGGACCACCCAGCGCCTTCATTGCGTCTGTCTGAGTCTCAACATTGTTCTCCACAGCCTTGGCTGACGCCTCGATGAACGAGCCCTCCACCTTCGGGACATCTGGGTGAGCAATTCCAACTTTAGGCATGATAATCGATCCGTCGGCAGCTACCGTTGGTTTAGACATTGTTATTTACAGGTAAAAAATACAAACCTACAAATGAATGATATTCGTTACGACGCCACTCAGATTCAGTCGATGGTACGCAACATGGACGACAGCAAGAAGCGTCACAAGGCCCTGAAGTCCGTGGATATTGAAGCCTACAAGGGGGCACTCATCCACGAGAACGAGATCCTCCACTTCAACTTCCCGTCTATTTTTGCCCTGCACGCCGACGACAAGCTGGACTCCACCTTCTTCTACATGCTCAACCAGAAGCGCATGATCGAGAAGGGCGAGATCACGGAGGAGGATGCTTCGACCGAGGTAGGCAAAAAGCTGTTTAACCGATGGGTCGCCCCGGTCATCAGCAACGTCGCTCCCCCTGTGACCGAGTCGTATGCCGAGTACTACAAGCGCACCACTACGAATAAATAACCTTGCGCAGCCCGTATTCGTCCATACACTTTTGCAGGAAGTTCCGGCAGTTCTCACATGGCTTAGAACACCTAAGAGTTCCGTCCGGTCCGTGCCTGACCACAATGAGTGTCGCTCCCCTAAGAAGGTTTAGATCGCCCAAACTCTTGACGACATTCACCTCTGCGTGAATGGTCTTTTCCCAGTATCCGCAGCCCCGTGAGCGGGACCCAACCTTATTGAACGCGGAGGCCAATACCTTGTTTCCGCGTAGAATAATTGCATGATGCATGGATGTGTTCAGAGGATTCTTGGTAGGAATATGCTGAGTGTAAATATACTTTTCCATGATGTTCAAGGTTACTCCATCATCTAAAAAGACCTGGAATAAATCCGTTTTAGGGCTTCGGCTCGACTTTCTCCGCACGCAGTTCTGTGCGCAGCGCCTCCAAGATCTTGCCCAGCTTGTTGTCACCCTTCCACTTCGTCGGCGTCTTGGCAACCTCCGTAGAGGCTGATGTCGAAATACCCCAGTACTTGTCGCGAGGATCCGCGTTGGCCAGCAGCTTGTCCCCCGTATCCAGAAGCTTCTTCCGCAGCTCCAGGTTCTGGGTGAATTTCGCACGCAGAACCGACGTCATCACCTCATCCTGCTTCTCCGCCCACGTCTCTTCCTTGAAATTCTTAACCTTGTTGCCGAACGATTTTGCCGACTGCGCAGACTTGGCTTTCAGGATCTTCCCGAACATCTCGTCGTCCCCGAACGTCTTGGCTTTGATAGCCTCGAACGCATGCTCAGCCGACTTGTACTCTACACCATCCAGCTTGAATGTCGTCTCATAGAAGTTGGAGAACTCCTTGTTCTCCGGCTCCTTGGAGAAGAAGTACAGAATCTCCTGCTTCGGTGCCGGGGGTTCCGCTACTGCCGCTGGGGCTACGACCCTCTTCCGGCGCACCGCCTTAGGCTTCGGAGCTTCGTCAGCAGCAGGCTTCTCTTCCTCCTTCGGGATCTCGGGAACTTTGACATCTGTCTCCGTATCCGTCACCGATTCTACCGACGGCACTTCCTCCTCTTCCTCTTCCTCCGCCTCGGCCTCGGCTTCAGCTTCTGGCGGCATCTCGGTGCGCCTGAACACGAACGTGCGGTACAGGAAACTGAAATCCTGCTCTGGCTGCTCCAGACGCACCGCACTCTGCGTGGTGTAAATCTCCCCGAACGACTTGGTCTCCACCAACTCAAACCCTGCCTCTCCAAGAATCTCCGAGCACGCCTGGAACGGTACCAGGTACTCTGGTGTAGGCTTCACGATCGATTCCAAGAGCACCTCCACCTTCTGCCCGAACTCTTCTTTCCACTCTCCCGCATCCTCATACCGCTTCGTGATCTCCGCGAACGTCTTGCCCCGGACTCGGAACGTATGACGATCCTTGCCCGCCAGCAGCGAATACACCGCCTTGCCGTCCAGGTACGTCCCGAAGAACACCGACTTACAGTGACGCAGATTCCCCACGAACGTCTTGAACGTCTCTGCGCTCTCGCACGCATAATGCAGTGCGAACTGGCAGCTCGCGACATCCCACTCTCCCATTCCCTTGAACTCTGCGAGATACGGAGTCGATGCGTGCTCATCGCCAAACACGATCTTGAGATACTTGGACTCCTGCTCCTCGAACGGCTTCGTCATGTCCGCCTGTGCGAACAAGACCTTCGGCATGAACTCAGAGGACCGCGCCTTCTCGCGAAGATAGCGCACGCACGCTCCCTGTCGCGGCATGCTGATATTCTCCTGCGAGATATCCAGACCCAGCACCTTCGACGGCTTCGCCTTCCGCCACTTGTGCAGATCTCCCGCCCTACCCACTGCCACCTCCAGCAGCGTGTTTCCCGGGATCACGTAGGTATTGTACAGGGACTCCTTGATTCGGTTGTGGAAGCCATACACGTCCTTGAGAATCCGGTCACGCGAATCTACATCGTCGCGGTAGTAGGCATCGTCCTCAAACGTATCGTCGGGGGGCGCTGACCAAAGGCTTCGCAGCATCTCTTCTGTGATCGGGACATGGATCGACGTCCAGATCGAGTCTGCTACGTGAATATCGTTGCCGAACTCGGGCATGTTGAGGACCCGGTAGCGGTAGGTCTTGTCGTAGCGCGTGCGCATGACACTCCACCGCCGCGTATCCGTGTCATACGAGCATTCCACGATCGTATTGTCTTCAATCTTGTTCTCTTCCAGGTCGTACGGGACACCTCGCGCATTCACCGGGACTACAATCTGGTAAGCATCCGGGTCGCGAGGAGCTACCGGCTGGAACACCGAGGGCACACGGCTAGACGACCGACCCAGATGCTGGAGATCCGACGGCAGCTTCGGTGCCACATATTCCCCCGTGAGCGTCTCGCACGGATTCACAATATCCTCCCCCGGCGTGCGACCCACATACAGGCTTCCCTTCTTTGCCATCTTTTTGCGCAGCGTATCATACGTCGGCTCCATCTCCAGCTTGAGTAGGAAGTCAATCGTGTTCTGGTGCGGGGGCTTCCACTTATACACTCGCCGCCACGTCTTGCCCTTGGTATCCGCGTGCGGCGCCACTGCACTCGCTCGCGGCGTAAAGATCAGTCCGTCCGTCTCGTACTCGAACGTCGTGTCCAAGATCGTGCGAATCGACTCTTCCATCGCCGCTCCATCGCCGGCCAAGAACAACTTCGTCTCCATCCGCATCACATCCTCTGACTGCGCAATGAACGCTGTTCCCAGATCCTTCACAAACTGCCGCGCACACCCCAGACGAGACGATGCAGGGTTTTTGACAATATCCTCGTCCGTCGTAAAGAGCGGCAGGGACTTGACGTCGCGGTTCTTGTAGCGGTAGATGTCAAACACGCAGAACAGGTTCTTCTTGGGCAGGTATTCGCCATCCAGGAAATCATTGATATGTGTATCATCGGTCGCCACCATCCCAGTGAAGACTACCTGCCCACTGGGATTCACGCGCACCATCCTGCGGTCGCGCGTCACAAACAGCCCACACCGCTGTCCGTCTGCCTTGTTGGTTACCGTGTAACCCTTGAGGATATTGCCAGGGCGGTCAGCGACCACGTGCGGACGGTCCAGCGTCACCGGGTTGTAGAACAGATTGCCCGACAGCTTGAACTCCTCGGCATACCGCTGCAGATCGGAGAGGGGCAGAATGTGCTTGGTCTCCTGGTACGCTCCCACCAGCGTCTCCAGAATACGGTACAGCGTCCGCGCCACCTCCGGCGGGCTCCGCGGCTCCTTCCGTGGCGTGTATTCCAGCTCCAGCTCGTAATGCGGAGTGTTCTTGAGGACGTCGCGCAGTCCCTCCTTCGGGCTGTTACGCGTCTTGACCATCGAGAAGTCGATGCGGAACTCGTTGCCAGGGACCGCGTACGACTGGCGGTGGAGGATACGAATCATCGCCTTCGGGTCATCTACGTTGCCGTTGTAATCCTTCTTCACATGCTTCTCCGACTTCAGGGTGAAGCGGCAGAACACTTCGGGGGCATCCACGACATCCTTCTTGTCCGATGATGCAGAGAAGTAAGGGTTCTTGCGCTCAACGTCCAGTGGGATGTTCTCGAACGACTTGGATGTGCAGACGGTGTGGATATTGGCTGCGCCCACGACATGGACGCGCTGTCCGTCCTTGAACGAGTAGGTCAGTCGGTGTTCTTCGGTAGAGGGGTAGTCGGCAATTGCAGCTTTGATACGCTCTGCGACATCGCGAGTCTGGATACGTCCAGCGAGGACTTTGACTTCAAATTCTGCAGATGGGTCAGTGTTCGCGTGGAGTATGAAGTCGTGTACAGACTCCACGTGATGTGTACTTTCCAACGCCCGTTCCATTGTTACTTTCTTAGATCAAAATCAGGCACTTTTACCCGTTTTCGCAAGTTTCTCATAGGACGTTCGCAGGGCACTATCCGCCTCTAGATGCTTCCGCTGGTCAAAGCAAAAATGCACGTACGCCTCCATCTCCGTCAGGCACTCCGGGGGCAGGTTGTGTGATGAGACAAACACACCGGTGTCTGACCGCGTGTATTCCTGCGTGTATTTACGGACGATCTTGAAGATCTCCTCGTGCTCATTTTGATTCAGGGACTCCAGGAGCGACTTGAGCTTCTCCGGGTCCGGTGCCGACATTTAGTTGTAGTATGCCCGATGTCTCTAAACTCTCAGGGACCGTCGCCAACTTACGACGACGACGCTGCTTCTGCTCGGGCTGTACCTCGGTCGCCACTGGTGCAACGGTGACCGTCTTAGTACCGCTGGACTCCTGCGTGCTCTCCAGGACCCTCTCCGGAATCACATCCAGCTTCGGGGCGGGAGGCTCATCCGTCGTCGCGGGAATGCGCTTAATTAGCTTACCGAGGACGAAGATTTCTTCATCATTCTGCTTGAACTCGGCGCCAAGAACCTCCAGCTCCAAGCTATCCCCCGGCTGCGTCTCCTCAAAGTCGGGGACACCGATGTGCAGGTCACGAGGCAGGAGAACACGTAGCGGCTTGCTCTCTGCATGAATACCAATCTTGCTTCGGAAGACTACCGGAACCGTCAGGATCTGTCCCTTGCGAGGGTAACACACGTCTGCCTGAAATCGTACGAGATACCGCGTGTCCGGATGCAGGATATTCAGCTTACCTACAGAGTGCTCTAGAATGACCGAGGAACGGGGCTGGATATACCCCTCCGTTCCACATCGCCCTTCCACCTCTGCCTTGATCTGGCTCAGAAGAGAGGTCTGGATATTACGCCTCAGGTATCGTGAGGGAATAGAGATTACACGTTTCATCTCTCGTCGCTCGAACATTTGTCCTGTGCTCATGTTATTACTATGGACGATCTGTTTTAACTACTTTGTTTCTCCTTAAGCCTTAAGCCTTAAGCTTCTGCTTGAGATCTGTGTCATTTTTCACTGCTGCCCAGACTTCGGGAAGGATCCAGACCGTCTTCTCCGACGGCATGCGCGATACCAGACTGAGGTACTCACATCGCGGTCCTTTCGTCTTCACCCCTGCTGGGAAATCATGTCCCGTAATATCCTTCACCAGCGCAATCAGCGACGGCTCCAGGAAGAACGAACATTCCTTTGGAAGAATCGTCTTCGCCCGCTTACTCACTTTGGCATGCCCATCTCCATCGACCTCGAAGGCTGCGATCTTCAACTTCTGATTATCGGTGGTACAACGAATCTTCTGGTTTTCCACCACTTCACGCACAATCTCCTCCTTATGACGGGACTTCCACACATTGAAGGCGTCCAACTGCTCTCCTACCGGATCCACCTCCACTCCCTCGCGGTTGTACAGCTTTCCCTCTCCCAGGACCATCATGCCCAGATCTTCCACCATGAGACCCTTGGCATACGGCTTATCGGGGTGTGCTAAGATGTACTTGATCTTGTCCTCGGGCTTCATCACCTGATCCACCACGAACCATTCCTTGATCTCGTCGGAAATACCTTCGGTGGGCACTCCAAATGAGTACTCGGGGAGATCCGTGGGCGCCGGAGGAGGTGCGTCGGCGTCTGGTTCAGGTGCGGGCGCTGGCTCTTCTTCTGCAGGGAGAGGGACCTCTGTCCTTGTAGGGACATCTGCGGGAACGCTGCGCTCGACCATTGTCGCATCCGATGCCTCGTCGGGTGAGAATGCATAGAGCTTTCCACGCCGCTCCAGGATACCTATGCGCCCACTCGCATCTCGCAGTCGCAGATGCTCTTGCACTGCATCATCGAGGATATATGACACCACCGACGAATCATACCGGAACTCCTGTATGAGATCCGCCTGTTTCCAGACCGGTTTGTTCTTGAACAGATCAATCATCTTGTCAAAAATGACGTCACGCACATCCAGGTACGAACTGAGTGGGCGGACATACGACGGATCCGCCTCTTCAGGAAACTCGGTACATGCATACCCCAGAGTATCGTCAAACGTAGGAGCCGACATCTTGTACAGCGGCAGCTTCACTGGCTTATTGTCCTGGGCCCTTGTCTGCGTCACTACCAGATTTTTCCATAGGACGGGAAGCTGGTTAGTTCCCGCCTGAACCGTACAATCAATCGCTGACTCCATCAGCACCCGCCGTACAAACGCAATGGTCTTCGCCTTGGATTCCACATACGTGCGATACACTGTCTCATCGTACGTCTCTTTCGGCGAATCAGCGTAGCGCGTGACGTGGAGATACACCGTACAATTCTGCTCCTTGAACCCGAGGGAAGAGTGTGAGCATGTACGCAGGCCACGACCGATCACCTGCTCAATGCGGCTCATGTTGTACCACGGATCCATGATATGCACCTGCCGAATATTCTTGAAGTCTAGCCCCTCCGAAATCAGCGGCGAGCCCACAATGATCTTGATGAGTTCTCCCTTGGAATTGGCCGGTGACCGCAGAGTGCTCACCAACTGTTCAATCTGCGTATCCGACATGTCCGACGTCAGCATCGCGTACTTTCCCGGCGATGTCCCCTTGAACTCCCCCGACGGATTCTCCAGAACTGGATGACCCATAGCAGGCTTGTATCCGTGCTCCTCTAGACACATGGCAAACGGTACCGTTCCAGTCTGAATATAGTTTGAATACACGAACACGATCCCCTGGGTGGTCTTGATGCAGTCCAGGATTGTTGCGAACTTGGTCGCATGCCTCTTGACATTCGAGATGCTCAGGAAGGGAATGACATCAGCGCGGTACCGCAGCGTCGCCTGCGATGTGTCCTGCGCCGCATCAAAGCACTTGCTTACCGGTCGTCCATCAGGCGAAGCTACAATGCAGGGAAACATGGATTCTTGGATACTCTTACGAATCTCTTCCACCGATTCACGCTGCGGGGATTCTAGGTACGACGCTACCAGATCTAGATACTTCAGAGGCGGTGTCTCAAAGTCTTTCCCCCGATTGTCCTTGGTACGATCGCGCGGCGCTATCATAGACGGCGGTGGGGGCAGACGGAACGGGAAGGTAAAAGGATTCTCTCCTCGAATGAAGCTCACGTACTCGTGGGCATACCCCCGGAACTGCGCTTCGGCCTCTGGAGATTTGAACCCATCATCCTTGAAAAAGTCTTCAGGTGTCAGTTGCTCATCGGGAGACTGGCGCTTATCGTTCCACAGAAACAGGTTGAATAGGAACACGATCTCCTCGTACGTATCGTACATCGGCGTCGCTGTCAGGAGCACCAGTGTCATTCCGTTGGCAACTTTGACGACCTCTTTCAGAGCTTCAGGAATCTTCTTATCCACCTTGTCTGCGCTCACTGTCGGAGATTCGCGAACGTTATGGGCTTCATCCACAATCAGCATACGACCATCAAATGTCTCGTGGATCCACGCCTCCAGCTCCTTCTTGTTCTTGTTCTGGCGCATATTGTCCAGCTTGTTGGCAAAACTGACATACCCTCCAAAATCGTAGAACTCGTCAATCATGCGATCCACGATCGCTGCCAGCTTGTCTCGACTCTCCGGATCTTCCCATCGCAGGTTCTCGCTCTGTGCCCGATCTAGCATGTCTAGGTAGCGCCGACCCGTGCATTGCTGAGACCGCAGGACTCCGTGCTCTTCCTTCACCCGATGCACATCAAAGATCTGTGTCCGGAAATTGTTCTGCACCGAAGCACTGGAAAGAACCAAGACTTTCTTATCCTGGAACTCGGGGCGCAAGATGTACTCTTCGGCTACCTGGATAGCAGTACAAGTCTTGCCCACTCCCGTTCCGTGGAAGAGCAGCATATTGCGTTTCGGGCTATCGGGACTCAGGATACGGCGAATCAAGAGCTGAAATGTCTGGAGATGAAACTCTTTCGACGTACATTGGTCTTTCCTCATAGATTCAAGGGTTTCGAGAGAAGCAGGTGGAAGCGCTTTTGCTTGGACTTCTACCTGTGTCTTGAGTTCGCTCAGACTCATTCTTATTGTTTTAGTTCTACTTGTTTTCACTGCGGAAGCTGCGTATGCCGCACGCCATAGTTCAGCTGCTGCGCCACAGCGTTGTACTGCGCAATCTGCTCCGGGGGGTTGGTATGTCCCGCCGTACGGACAGACGACTTGGGGTTCGACTGGTTGGCATTGAAGATCGTCTGAAGCTTGATCGCCTTCAGGAGTTCGCTAGAATCGGCAGTCTTGACATTACCCAGGCTCTTGTTTGTTCCAAAGTACGAGGAGGACATTATACTATGCCTATAGAAATAATGGGAGGAGGTTTGTTCGGCACCCCACTTGCGTTGAATGTGAAATGCTTGGTCTTCTCTGGACTTTTGATTACCATCTACTGGCTACCCCCTTGGGCGCCTCTTGTCAGCCCCTCTGACATCGCATGGAAACGGGGAATCACAATCCTTCTCGCCTTTTGCGGCTATATCTTGCTCGCATGGTATGACGTCCTTTACGACGCCAACGATCGCCTTCAGCCAACCTTTCTAGGCTGGATAAGTGCTCCGTTCAAGCCCGCCGAGTATGGCGAGAAGTACAAGGCGCTTCCTCTCAAGTGGAAGAAGATTGTGCGTGGCGTGGATATTCTAGCTCTAGTGGCGGCCGTGGCGTTTGTAGGTGCCCCGTTTCTGCTTTACAGTTCGCCCGCCGCGACGCGAGGAACGTTTCTTCGTTAGACGACGACCTGCGCCTTCCTCTTCTTTCTTGGTTGTCAGGAGAACTCCCTTGACGTTAAACACTTTCTGCCGGGTTCCTCCCTGGCAATGATCTGCGCTCACGATATTGACTGGATCGCCATACATGTTCCGACCTGGCGAACTCTGAACAATGAGAGCCGAGGCTACGTTCTCTAGAACTTCGTCTGTCTCGACTAACTCCAGAATCTTGTACTTTTTCATTGCAGCTCCCAGAGATGCCAGAGGAACCATGAAGTTCCCATTTCCCTGCACGTAATAGTATGGATTTTTCATATCCACATCCTTCGCGTACGGGGCACCCACGAGCTCCTTACTACACTTGTGCCGAACCTGCGATCCATCTGCGATCGCATCCCGAATCGTGTCTATGGGGATGGTAAAATACGAATTCTTGGCTTTGAAGACGATGTTTCCCATCTTGGACAGGATGCTCAGTATGGATACTTCCTCATTCTCTTCAAAATCATAGACCTGCTGGTCGGCAAATTTCACCTTGACCTCGGGGATGTCTATCGCCTTTGGTCCCAATGCAGGGAAACGCTCCGTCAGAAACCGGCGGTTATTATACGCACTTCCTCGAGTAGTTTCCTCTAGTGCATTCACTCCGTGTGCATCCGTTGCCGCGGGATCGGCTCCCGCTTCGACAAGTACCTGCAAAACGTCAAACCGGTTATCTAACGCCGCCGCTGCCTGTATAGGGGTCGTACGATCTGTATCCTCTTCGGGAGCATTCACATTCACACCTCGTCGGATAAGATCTGCGACATCACCTGTACGCCCGAGTCGTATAGCAGTGAATAACTCGGCGGTGGTTGGTGCCGCTGCAGGTTCCCCATCCAGCAATCTCGCCGTCATCCCACCGCGTTCTTCAATATACTCTCCAATATCAAGATACCTCGTATAATTCAGTGCAGTCCAACCAGGTTCATCGGCTGCAGGTCCCGCTCGTCCATTCACATCGGCTCCGTGATCTAGAAGAAATTCTACCATCGGACGATTCTCTGTGGCCGCATAATGGATAAGCATTGTTTCCTGATCTCCATTAATCATCAGGTTGGGATTTGCACCTGCTAGAATAGCAGCTTGAGCAGCCTCATCATCGTCAGCTGCAACAGCCGCTTGCAATGCGTGATCCTGTTCGGAATTGGATACCCGTGCTGGTGCTGGCGCCGAGGCTACTGCCGTTGCTACAGCTGACTGGACAGCTTCTGCTACAGCGGCAAGGGGAGATGCCGTCGCTGCCGATCCCTGTCGCTCTTCAAGAAGCCTCACTCCGTCTGCAAACCGAATTTCGCGAGCCATATCTAACGCTGTCTTTCCACTAGGGGACTTTATCGTCACGTCCGACCCTGCATCTAAAAGAAGTTTCATTATCTCGGCATTTTCGGATAATGTTGCGAACATCAGCGGGGTTACTCCATCACGATTCTGAACATTTAGATTTGCCCCACGACTTAGTAGAAGTGTGACGATCGGGACTAATTTTGCGTTATCGGCGGGTCGTCCCATCGAGGTGATAATATGTAGGGGTGTCTTACCACTCTCAGGGGATACAAAATTCACATTCGCCCCGCTATCCAAGGCTTCGGTTACCATAGTTAGCTTTCGGTATGCAACGCCTTCTACAAGGTTTGCATCTGCAAAGACGTTTGGAGCTGCCATTATACCTTCCTGACACTCTTTCTAAAAACGAATACTCTTTCTTGGGTGCTTATATAGGGCATCCAGATATGGAGACATGCAAGCATTCCACCAACTGCAGGCGCAAAGCCTATTCTGCCACTCAATGCCGGTGTGGCAACGTCTATTGTGCGCTGCACAAGGGAGATCACGGATGTACCTACGATTATCGTAAGGAACATCAGCAACTGCTCTCCAATCAGAATCCCCGAGTCGTAGCTCCTAAACTTACAGACCCATTATTCTCCTGTAATACACCTCGATGAAATGGTTTGTTCGCGGACCCGCCAAATGTTTGTCCAATTCAGTATAGAGTTTTGCAAACCGCCTTTTTCGTCCTTCGGGTGATAACTCCAGGATATCCGTATTGTCCGTCAGGTAATCCAGGAACAGCATCGCCCAGGCAATACACCATCCCATCTCGTTGTCTCCCTTGAAGCGCTGGAGATAGACACACTTGGACCGATCCACGCACGCGGTATTGATGATATGCACCGGGACATTGGCTATCTTTGAAAACTCCTTTTCCATGTGCGTCTTCATGTCTGGTGAGATATCGCGCAGACTCCGCATGTCAAAGAAGTACAGATTGAGTCCATCTCCTTCCCGGATCGCTAGAGTACAGACTACATGCTGCACAAACACTTTGAGAATCTCATTGGGACCCACATCGTAGCACGTGAAAAACACAAACGGCTTCTGGGAAAACTTGAGGGCATACTTGAGACCCACGTACGTCTGTGTAGGGGTTCCTGTGATATTGTTGATAATGATATCGACGTAATCGCCGGGGTTAAAGACAAAAAGGTAGTCATCTGTCCGTTCCTTCATCTCGAACTTCTTAGAGATATTTCTTCGGTTGGCCACCTCTGTTGGGTGAGGGCGCAGATGCCCGTTCTCCATTCTTATTAGATGTTGTCAATATCTATTTCCGGAACCTGCTTCGTGTCCTCCGCCGGCGGCGCTGACTCAAACTCAATACCATCCGTCTCACCGCCCGCCGTCTCCGTTTGGAAGAGTCGGGGATCCAGATCCATCTCCTTCCGCAGATCCGTCACCTGCTGCGGATTCAGAACTCCCATGATCTCGTGTGTGACACCGACGTCCATCCCCGTCTCTACGACCACGACAATGGAGCCGACATCCACGAACGCATCCTTCTTTCCCCTGCCGCTCAACGACCCTCGTACGAGAGCTTTGACCGTATGCAGCCTGTCCGCATGGATATAATCCACCTCCATACGCCCTTGACCCAGCTTCTTCTGTACCTTTCCGATATGTAGAGAGTCTGGCAGCTCACCCTCCTTGACATCCGACAGAATGTTCTCAAACAGCTTCTTTGCTTTCTTCAGCGTTGATGATTCCGAGTTTGATCCCTTCTTGTGCTTTGATCCTCCTGCTGTATTCTTTGGCATTTTGTCCGTTGCTACAGTCGGGGGAACAGCGTTATGCAATCCGTTTTCTATAAAACGAGTTTGGAGATCTAGAGGAGTATGCACATCAACAATGGGTCAGTGTTACAGCCTTCAGCATTCCTACGCGCTTCTATCTTCGTCCTCCAGAGTCAAGATGATCATCGAGTCTGGTGAAAATGGATTGAAAAGTGGGAAATATCACTCAATAGCCTACCGAGACCCACGAAATGGACGAATATTCATCAGAACGACGGAAGAAATCTCACAAGGCTCGTGAGAAGGCTGGACGACCATCATCAAAACACGTGCGGGAGTACCAAAAACGGATCGCTTCATCCCAGGGTAGAAGGGAAAAGCCCCGACACACTACGACAAGATGACCACGGACAACACGAACTATACCGACGACATCAACCTGGAGAACGAACTGGATATGCAAATAGCTCCTGCTCAAGAGTGGGAGATGCAGGAGGATATCGCATATGAAGACCAACCCGATGAGCCAGCGGCTGACTGTCCCCTGACTCCCCCTCCACCTGGCACCGACATTCTCGAGATTGCTAGAGAGAACTGGAATATTAGGGGCGCGAATGCTGGGCCCGTTTGCGACCAGTGTGAGCAAGATCGCACTGGGTACGGCGGTCGTATCTGTCTGGCCTGTGATACGCAGCCAGAGGAGTGCAGATGCGGATGCAATGGAGTTTGGGAAGATCACGAACTGTGGCAGAGAATCCGCAGAGATCTCTCCCAAATGTTCGTTCATATAGAAGTACCGCCTCCTTCTCCCGTCACCCAGGGGTAATCATACTGGGTATTCACGAAAAAGATGGTTTATAGCAAATCAAATGGTTTGCCAAAACGAATCGTCTTTTTCCATGTGGAACTCTATCTCATGCCCCAGAAGGACCTTGGACAGTACTTTACTCGTTCCAATGTTCTTCGTGACTTTGTATTCCACTGTGTCCGCAACCGCGGCGACCGCCTTCTCGAACCTTCTTTCGGTGCCGGACATCTTCTGCTCGCGTTCAAGGCCCTCGACCCCGACTATCCAATGGACTGTTACGAACTTGACTCAACAATTCCACTGGTTGTACAGTTCAATTCTCACCAGACCGTCAGCTACGCCGACTTTATTGCCACTCCAATCCCCACCACCTACCGAACCATCATCGGAAACCCTCCCTACGTCAAACGTCGTGCCGGAAACCTCTACATACAATTTATCGAGAAATGCGTCGGACTACTGGCACCGGGCGGCGAGCTCATCTTCATCGTCCCTTCTGATTTCCTTAAACAGACCCGTTCCTCTGCCATACTCACTCGTATGATGCAGGAGGGCTGCTTCACGGACGTCCTCTTCCCCCACAATGAGCGACTCTTTGACGGTGCCTCCATTGACGTGATGGTCTTCCGCTACGAGAAGGGCATTCAGTCGCGCACCACCCGCGTCAATGGCCTTCTCCGCACCTGCCAGATCCAGGGTGGAATCGTCAGCTTTGCCGATCAAACTGTGCAAGGAACTCCGCTCTCCGAAATGTTCAACGTCTATGTCGGTCTCGTGAGCGGCATGGACGCAGTGTATAAAGTTCCGTTTGGAAACGTAGGGATCCTCACCGATAAGGATGTGATAACGCCGTTTATTCTCGTGGATACCTATCCATGCGGGAATACCCAGATTGATGCCCATCTTGCTGCCCACAAAGACGCACTCATGGGTCGCAAGATCAAGAAGTTTGGAGAGACAAATTGGTTTGAGTGGGGTGCTCCACGCAATAAGAGGGCCATGGATGAGCATATCGGAAAGCCTTGTATCTACGTGCGCAACCTTACTCGTCAGTCCGAGGTCGCATTCGCGGGAACTGTCTCGTACTTTGGCGGAGCACTGCTTTGTCTGATCCCCAAGCAGCCCATGGATCTCGCTCCGGTCCTCGCCCATCTGAACTCCTCCGAACTAAAAAATGAATACACCTTCTCAGGTCGATTCAAGATTGGTCATAATCAAGTCTCAAACATTCTTATGAGAACATCTTCTTGAGATCAGCGTCTGCGAACTTGTCCATGCCAGCAATCGCCTGGCGAATAGATTTTTGCACTGTTCCAAACAACTCCAGGAGACTCGCGCGATACTTGTCTTCCGGAGTCACGTAATCAATATTCTTGAACTCTTTCTTCCAGTTGATCTGGAAGATATTGGCGGGATTGGACTTGTACGTGTGAATGTCCAAGATAGATTTCAGAAGTATGGTTCCGGTATCCTTATCGACCACGAGATAGTGGTACTCTGTCTGGCGATCCCTCTCAGTCTTGTGAGGGGTTGTCCGAACATGCTCAAACCACTTGTTCATATTCATGTTCTTCTTCTGGACTTCTAGCCCTGTCAGCGTGTAAAGGAACGCGACCTTATTAAAGGCATTATCCGTACCCCCTTTCGTGATCTTGAGGTTGATAGGGATGTTGTTGATGCGGATATCGTACCAATGTCGATCCTTCGGAATCTCACACACGGTATATGGGTGCTCATCTTTCAGCCCCTCGACAAGGGCATCTAGATACTCCTTCTCTTTGACTGCACTGATAATGCGTCCATCGCCTCCCACAGAGTATGAGATATTGATCTTCTTGCACACCTTCCTGATAGCCGCGATCGTTGCAACGTAGGTCATTCTTGTTTTTAAGATCCTATTCCGGGAGTCTGATTCGTTTTTACAATTTAGACCGGTGGGCATTTCAAACCGGCACTTTTTCAGGGTAAATTGAGTATGAAACGTACCGGTTTAAAACGTGCCCGCCTTATATTTATAGAATGGAACCCATTGTTAATTACCTAGAAGATACTGAAAAGAAATTGGTGAAGGAGATGGCTGAGTTATTCAGTAAAATGAGAGGGCAAAGGGATACTATGTCTCTACAGGGAATTGAAGATATGTATTCGTATGAGCATGTTGAAGGTGTTCTATATGAACCATGTGTTCGGATTCCCATGAGTTTAGTATCCACCGTGGTTTCCAGCCATACGGTCCCTGGACGTTATTATTGGACTGACTTTGCCCTTCCAAAAGATGAATTTGTTATATACAAACGCGAAACATATAAACCGAGAGACCAACATAATTCGCGTGATACTTTTAACTGTATTGCTTTAACAAGCCATGGAAGATATTTCCTTACAAAACAAGTTCAAGGTGAAAACCCATTTGGTAGTATGCAATATGTTGGCATATATTCACCAGATGCGAATAGACCCGTAATAAAACTAGAGCCTCTTCCCTATAAAATTCCATCAAGCATTCTTAAAGCGTTAAAATTAGGAATGAGTATATCTAATATTCCTGAAAATTACATACACTATCATCCGCGGGATACCAATGACATTCATCCTATTGCGAAAAAAACCATATCGGATACAACTGCCTCACTACAGGAACTCAATAAGCAGTTTTATCTATTTGCTGGTAAATGGAAACCGCATATGACAGAACATGCTACGCTAGATGTAGATACAATGCGTCAAACCATTTTTGATAATGCGCATTGTATTGAAGAACTGAAGGGGAAAGAAGTGAGCCTTGAAGAGCAAAATAAAAGCCTACAAGCAGAACTCAAAGAACTCAAAGAACAGAAGACCTCTTTGGAGAAAGAAAATACAAGACTATTACCCTTAGAAAAATACAAAGATGCGGTCCTAGAGTTTATGCAGGATCACTGTACAAATGAAGAAGTACGGGATCGCGATGATACATTGGATAGCAGTATTATAAAGATATTTAGTGATTGGCATTTCAACAAAGTATTTATGAATCAGAATGATTATGAACGTGTAATGGAATCAAAAGAGGAATTAGATGAATATAGAATTTACAAGAAGGTCAAGGGTGAAATGGTTTCAAGTGGAGTGGATAATAGCGGTGTAGCTAGAAATGTTCGTAGTATCAAAAAAACTATAAATAAGCCTAAAAATTAAGTGCAGGTCTAAAAAGTTCCCTATCCTAAACTGCTGGACGAGAACATGGTGGATGTTAGTTTTACATTATACCGTTGAGAAGACCGTTGCGACGAAAGCGGCAAGGAGGGCGATGCAGAGAGCGACGAGTAACTCGAACTCTTTATCGAGACAACGTACCTGCTCGGCTGATGCTGGCTCTGGTTCCGGTTCCGGTTCTGGTTCCGGTTCCGGCTCGGCAAATCCCTCCTGGGGCACGCACGTATCGCAGTCGCACTGCGTTCCGTCGATTCCGTGTGGGCGCTCCTGCGGCTGCGTGGGCTTGAACTCGCAGTTCGTCCCGTCACAGGCGCCGTCGTAACACTTGTTCTCACACATCTTCCCTGGCGGGAGTTCGATAGTGTTCTCGCCGTCCTCCTCCTCAATCTCCACGTTGAACTGCATCGCCATGCCGTCCTCTGCGTAGTCCCGCCACGTGCTGCGCATGAACTGGCGCGTTTCGTAGTTGAACGCCGTTAGCGCCGTATCCCCGTCCCTGGGGAAGAACGACAGACCTGTGATGCGGATCTTGTCCTCAGAGACACCCAGGAGGTTGCAGAGAACGTGCATGGTCCCTCGGTGGTCGGGGTACCAGTAATACAGCGGATCACCGTTGCGGTACTGATCCACCTCCACCCGCAGCTGGTCCGTCTCGGGCAGCCATTCCAGCTCGTAGCGATACACGCCATTCACCGTGACCTGCGCCAGCTGACGCACGTCCTCCTCGCCGCCCCATCCGTCCTCGCGCGAGACAGCCTGAGCCTCCTGGACGATCTTCTCGCCCGTCGTCAGCTGCTTCACCTCCTCCTCGTAGTCGTAGTCGTAATCCTCAGCTGCCACGCACGGCTTGCGCTTCCACTTGCTGATCGGACCCATCCCATAGTCCCCGACGAGATAGTCGTTCTCCGTATCCCTCTCATGCTCTGCCGCCTGGTGTTCCCGCGCCTCGTTCTCCCGAAACAGGTCCAGCTCGTGGTCGTACCCCTCGAGCTCCTTCGCGAGCTCCTCCTGCCTGCTCTTCCAGTCCAGATAGCGCTGATAGTCCTCATCGTGGTCGTAGTTGTTGTTCTCGAACATGCTCATGGTGTGATGTGATGTGTTGTAAAGATGGCGCCGGGACTCATTCGTTTCCCCCGGACTTCACCGATCCGTTTTTGCGAACTAACAAAAACGGATTGGCCGAAAACAAAAACGGATCAAGAAGCCCCCGAGCATCTTACACATCATACCAAACAAGCAAGCAACATGAGCATCATCAAGATTAACCACATCATCACGGAGGAGATCACCAAGGCTGTGCGCAGCATTTCTGGAATGTTCGAGATCGACGCCGACAAGTTCTCTCAGGAGCTTCTCGTCGCCATGGGTCTCGTGGAGCGCACCACTGGCGCTCCCGTGACCGTCGTTCCCAAGAAGGCCAAGACCAAGGCTGTGCCCAAGGTCAAGGCCGAGACCACGACCGAGGTCGATGTCGCGGTCGATACTGGCGAGGACGCATCCAATGAAGGTGACGCGGCTTCTACTGACAAGAAGCCCCGTGCCCGCACGGTCAGCGCCAAGTCCAAGGACCTGTTCAACGCGCTCCCAGGTGCAACGCCCGAGAAGCTCAAGGAGGTCATGAAGGCCTACAAGGAGGCCACACAGGCCGACATCGATGCCAAGGGCGGCGACTTCATCGGCTTCGCCCGCAGCCACCTCCTTCCGATTGTCGCCAACGCGGGGGCCGGTGCCCCTGCGCCCGAGGTCAAGGAGAAGACGCCTCGCAAGAAGTCCGAGAAGAACTTCACCTGGACTCCCGCCTCCAAGAAGATCTTCGAGGAGATCGTCAAGGGCACCGGTGGCGAGGTGACGGACGACCTCAAGAAGGAGTTTGCCGAGTACGCCAACGCCAAGACCAAGGACGACTACGCCGCGCTGGCGCCTGCCGGCCACATCCGCGCCTTCCTGGCCGCCAAGGCTAGCCCCGACGACCTCGCCGACGGCATCGCCAAGCTCACGCTCGACTCCCAGCCCGAGCCCGAGCCTGAGGTCAAGCCCGAGGTCAAGCCTGTCGAGGAGGAGGAGATGGAGGCATTCGAGCACGATGGCGAGACGCTGTGGATCGGCGTCCCCTCCGGCAAGATCTACCGTCACACTGAGAAGGACGGCAAGGAGCTGGATATCCTGATCGGCGTCGCGGGTCAGGGTAAGTACAAGTCCGTCGTCGTCCCGTCCGCCTAAGCAGCCTGCATAGAAACAGTCAAACACCCCCAGTATTTTTCCATCCCGTGCCCGTGCCCGTGCCCGTGCCCGTGCCCGGCGACGCGTCTGCGCCCCTTCCTCATTCCTTCATTCCTTCACGAACTCACGAACAGATCTATATTTGTAATTATCGACCCAAAACACAAACTCTATCTACCTTTGACCTCTCAGCATCTCTCCAAAGTTTAGTTTGAACTTTCCAAATCACTCTCTCTAATTTTTCATTTGTACGCCTCTTTTCATAAGCTCCCAGGGTGCTCCAACAATTACCCCCTCCGCACGCAAATATAGTTCCGTGAGCCGTTCAACAAGTGTTCTTTAACAGCTCTTGAATCGTTCAAGTACAGGCCTCGCTCCGCTCGGCGGCGACCCTTAGACATTTCACGACATTCCACAGGGG